GAGGTATCCAAAGGTATTAGGCGGATGATCCACCTTCCCATCCGGATCTGGTCACAGAAATGTTACAAACGTGTTACAAATTGTCACTGTCAAGATAAAAATCACTTTACTTTCATTTGAAACACAAATATCATATAGGTGAGAGGATCTATCAGTCTGGCTCACTATGTAAAACTCCCGGAAGGAGTAGAGCCTAGACCTCCTGTCTGGTCGGATGGACACATCTCTGAATACTGATAGACCTCTTACCACTACACTAAAGGAAAGGAGGAAAGGTCATGAGCGTAGCAGATATTATACAGATCATCTCATCTTTAGGTTTTCCTATCGTTGCCTGTTTGGGTTTAGGATGGTATATCGTTAAGAAGATGGATAAGATGAGTGATGTTATTGATAACAATACTAAAGCACTCATCATGATATCTCAGGATCTCAAGGACCAGAGGAAAGAATGAAATATAGAGATCTGGAGTCCAGTCTGGAATGGATGGAAAATATAGCATCAGATGATACTCATGGATATTCTATGAGCTCTCGATATGGTCCTAGTTTTGACTGTAGTTCATTTATCTCGTTTGGTCTCATCTTTGGAGGTTTCAATGTGAGATATAACTCAGTCACCTGGGATCTAAAGGATCAGCTCCTGAGAGATGGCTGGAAAGAATTACCAAAAGGATCAGCTTTACATAGAGGAGTTATCCTCCTATCAGAAAGAGGAGGCTCTGCATCCGGTCATGTTGCTATGATGGTTAATGATACTGAGATGGTCCATGCATCCGGAACTACTAAAGGGATATTAGTAGAAAAGTTCTACATTCCCAGTTTTGGATGGGACTATTATCTATATCATCCTGATTTTTATCTGGGAGCTCCTACACAGTCTACTCAGAAAACTGTTGAGGAGATAGCCAGAGAGGTCATAGCCGGAAAATGGAAAAACTATCCTGAGAGAAAGAAATTGCTAGAGTCTGCAGGATATAACTATAAAGAAGTGCAGACAATGGTTAATAAGCTATTGAAAGCAAAGAAGTGAGGAGAGTATGGCTGAAAATATCAATGGAGCTCTGATCACAGGTCAACAGATCTGCTGGGATGAAACTCATGGATATAACAGATATCCGGGAACCAGAGAACTCAATCCGGATGTGGATTGTTCTTATTTTGTAGGATATTGTCTCCAGCAGAATGGTTTTAACGTTAATCCAAACTGGTATACCGGATCCATGATCACTGATCTCTCAGCCTATCAGGGTTTTTCTCATTATATATGGACTCCCAGTTTTCAATGGAGACATGGAGATATAGCAGTATATGATGAGGGAGGAGGTCCTGATGGTCATACTTTCTTTTATGCTGAGAATGTGCTGGGATATTCCAGTAATGATCCTGTTAATGGAGATGGAACTACATCACTATTATCCAGAGCCAGGATAGAGGCTAGTAATAATAGAGGTAGATCTGAGCCTGGAGATCAGGATAATGGTCATGGTATGCATCCGGAGGTATGGGTTCATCCATTCAGTTTTTCAGACGGAGGTCACACCTGGCATATTTTTAGATGGGATGCAGGTCCGGGACCTGGTCCTATGCCACTCACTTTTGAACAACAAATTGTTTTATATTCAACCCTAAGGAGGAGAAAAGATGAAAGCATCCGATATAAAATATTTCATTGATAATGGTTTTACTCATGATGAGATCATGAGTATGACTGATGATCTGGTATCAGATCCGGGAGATCCTACACCTGATCCTGATCCTACACCGGATCCAGATCCTGCACCGGATCCAGCACCTGATCCGGTAAATAATGAGAGTAATAAGATCATCCAGGATCAGATCTCTGCTCTCACAAAACAGGTTGAGCAGCTGGTCAAGGCTCAACAGAGTCAAAACAGAGCCCAGACCAATACTCAAATAGTTACAAAGTCAACCGATGAGATCTTAGCCGGACTCATCAACCCATCAAAATAATAGGAGGTTATAACAATGGCTAATGAATTATCTTTTACACAGAGTGCTACTATCCTCAATAGTTTGCTTGAGCAGGCTCAAGGTAGAGCGTCTATCACTGCAGTCAATGAGACACAGTTTGTAGCTCAGGCTCAGATCGCTCTCCAGATCGGTTATGAGGGTATCATGAACTCTCTTTCTCAGGTCCTGAGTAGGACAATCTTCTCGATCCGTCCATACAACAGAAAACTCAAGGGACTTTATGCTGATGCTATCCGCTATGGTAATCATGTTAGAAAGATCTCAGCTATTGACGGAGAGTTTGAGGAGGATGACAGATCTAAACTTACTGATGGTTATTCCATCGATCCATGGGTAGTTAATAAACCTAAAGCTCTCCAGATGAACTGGTATGGTGAGAATGTTTATCAGGTTTCTAAGACCTTTTTCAAGGATCAGCTTGATACTGCTTTCAGCTCATCCTCCGAGTTCGGTTCTTTTGTTTCTATGGTTCTCCAGAATATCTCTGATATGATCGAGCAGAAACATGAGGTAACTGCCAGAGGAACTCTCGCCAATCTGATCGCTGGTAAGTCTGTAGCTGATACATCAAACGTTTATCATCTCGTTTCTGAGTATAAGACAGAGAAGGGTATCACTGATGCAGATTTTAACTTCAGATCTACTGAGAACTTCCCTGACTTCGCTCGTTGGCTCTATTCATTCATCGAGACTCTCTCTGATAAACTCACTGAGAGAGGTATCATGTATCACATGAATGTAACTGATAAGGAGATCAATAGACACACTCCTAAGGAGGAACAAGTTATGTATCTTTATGGTCCTCTCATGAACTCCATTAAAAATGAGGTTAAGAGTGTAACATTCAATGAGGAGCTCCTCAAGATGATCGATTTTGAGAAGGTTAACTACTGGCAGTCTCCTGCAGATCCTGAGAAGGTTATCGTAACTCCAAACTATATCAATTCATCCGGTGAACTGGTAGAGGCTGAGGAGAGTGTAACTGTTGATAATATCTTTGGTGTACTTTTCGATAGAGAGTGTGCAGGATATACAGTAGTTAATACCTGGTCTCAGTCTACTCCAATGAATGCTAGAGGAGGCTACACAAACACATTCTGGCATTTTACAGATCGTCCATGGCTTGACCTTACTGAAAATGCAGTAGTTCTCCTTTTGGATGAGGCTACCGGATCCGATGACTCAGGATCTGATGACTCCGGTTCTGATGACTCAGGATCTGATGACTCCGGTTCTGATGACTCAGGTTCTGATGACTCCGGTTCTGATGATAACAACTCTGGAGAGACATGATCATTAATTTGATTGGAGGATAAAGGGAGGAGCTCTCTCCTCCCTTATTTATAATTATGTTTAATGCGATTTTTTATACATTCTCCAAAAAACCAAACTCTACTTTGAGACCATCCTCCGGAGGAACTACTTATAGTATCAGACTGGTTGATAACTGCTCGATTATTAATCCTATCATCAGACTCAGAGGATCCTCAGCCTCTGATATGCTGGGTAGGTATAACTATTGTTACATCCAGGAGTTTAATAGATATTATTTTGTAGTCGATGCCGGTTATGATTCAGATCGTGGTATCTGGGAGATGAGTCTGAGATGTGATGTATTAGCTACTGCCAGAGATGAGATTAAAGCATCAACTCAATTTGTAGAAAGATCTTTCTCAAGATGGGACTTTTTGATAGATGATACTCTATATCCATCTAAAGCTCAGGCTCAGTTTTCAAATACTATCTATTCTCAGTTTTTTAATGCCACACCTCAGACAGGTGATTATATTATCGGCATGGTATCAACCGGACAGAACTATTCCAGGTTTGGAGGAGTACAATATTATATTCTTTCATATACTGAGATGAATGCATTAATAGATTACATGATGAATGTTATCAATTATGCAGATGCATCTATCACAGGAATAGCTACAGAGCTCATGGGACTCATCTCTGATCCTATGAGTTATATAGTTTCATGTAAGTTCTTTCCAAAAACTTTAATAGACAGAACCGGATTAACTCCGGCTATTATAAATTTTGGTCAGTTTCAATCTACTGTATATGGATGTCCACTGCCTCCATCATTTATTAATCCGGCTCCGGTTATTCATAGTGGTTTTACTATGCCGTTGACAGATCATCCTCAAAAAGTGACGAGAGGAACCTGGCTGAATGGTAACAGTCATACAGAGAGAATATTAAGGTTTGAACCTTTTGGAGTCATTCCTCTGGATAGTTCAAAATTAATAGGATATGGATATATTTATCTTGATGTAGCAACAGATATCATCACAGGTCAGGGAGTTCTTTCCATCTATGCCTGTGAGGATAGTTCATCTATCCCTAGTAATCTTGATACTATGCCATTACTGGGAACCTATGCATCTCAGGTATTGATAGATATACCTCTCTCCTCTCAGAGACATGAGTCCTGGTATAATGTGATAACTAATAATTTCACTAAACCTCTATTCAATGGTTTGAACGCAGCTGGAACCGGTCTGGCTAACTTTCAAATAGGTTCAGCTTTAGGAGAGGCTGGTAGCACTCTTAATAATATGTTTTTTGGTATTGGAGATGCAATCAACAGTTTCTATGATCCTCCGTCATCTTCCGGATCACCTGGATCTCTCCTATGCAGGATGAATGTAGTTATCTGTAATAAGTTTTTGATCCTGGTAGATGAGGACCAGGCTGAGTTTGGTAGACCTCTCTGCAGTTATACCACTCTCACAAATTTAACAGGTTTCTGTAAATGTAATAATGCTAATATCTCCACTACATTAACATCTACAGAAAATGAGGAAATAGAGAACTATCTTAATTCAGGTTTCTTTATAGATACCTAGAGAGGAGGTTAATAGATGAATATACATGATGGTATTCCAATGAATTTTGATCAATTCAATATAGTGGAAAATATAACCAGTCCATCAACTATCCATTGTAGTAATAATCTGTTAGTGGAGTTTCTGGAGGAATATCTTTTACAGAGAGTGATGTCAGTTTTCAAGTTTGAGCTCCCTGATGAGATCTCTGAAAGATACTTTAAATATGTATTGTTCTGTAATGGCTGGATCATTCTCACATATGATGATGAGTTTGGATGTATGGCTCATTATGGAGCTCTCAGAGGATCCAATCTCTATTATGAGCCTAAAGAGTGTACCATAACTCTCCAGGATACTGATGCAACTAGAATTAAGACTATAGACAGGATACTTGTAGGAGCTGATAGGACTGCAGTTCTCATGACTCTGCAGGAAAACTACAGATCTATCCTGCCTCTGGTCACATTCTATGCTGAGAGAATGGCTCTCATTTTTGAGGCTTTTGATATGAATGTTATAAATTCTCATCTCGCATATGTTTTTGGAACTGATAAGAAAGCAATAGCTGAGACCTTCAAAAAGATCATGGATGAGATTGCAGGAGGCTCTCCTGCAGTAGTCACAGATAAGGATCTTTTTGATGAGGATGGAAAACCAAAATGGACTGCTTTCTTTAATAATCTTAAACAGAATTATATAGGAGGTGATCTCCTCCTGGATCTCTCAAAAGTTAGAAAAGAGTTTGATACAGAGATCGGTATTCCATCAGCTAACACTGATAAAAGAGAGAGACTCAATTCTGTGGAGGTTGAGAGTAATTCCTATGAGACTATAACCAGAGTAGAGATGTGGCTGGAGAATATGCAGGACTGTTTTGAGAAGATCAGAGCAGTCTATCCGGAGTGGACAGGTTCTGTCTCTCTCCGTGTACCTGATACTGATGAGATCGATAATATATCCGGAGAGGAGGTTGATGATAATGGGCAACAGTAAATTGACTCTGATAGGGATGTATAACTGGGATAATTCTATCCTGGAAAACTTCTCAGCTCCTACTGAGTTCTCAGCTGATGATATAGAGACTCTCAAGATGAATTTATTGAGTGAGGTTGGAGAGTTTGAGGTCCTTTATAGTGATTTTGATTTTTTCAAGGCTATGATAGGGTTCTGGAGTAAAAAGAATAAACCAGTCTGGGATCATCTTTATGAGACTACTCAATATGAATACAATCCTATTCATAACTATGATAGGACTGAGCTCAGGAATACTACTGAGACCAGAGATCTGGAGAGATCAGATGATGAGTCCAGGAATTTAACATGGCAAGATAAAAGAACTGCTAATCTTAATAACTCATCTACTGAGACCAGGAACCTGGCAAGCTCAGGATCTGAGTCCGGAACTGTTGAGATAGAGGCAGAGGTTGATAAGACCTCCAGCGGATCATCCAATACTACCAGATCAGGAAGAGCCTTTAATGATAGTGATCTTGTATCAAAAGAGAGTGAAGTAGTTTCTACTTCCGGTTCTGAGAATACAGATAGCTCATCAACAGAGACCAGAGATCTGGCTACATCCGGAACTGAGACCGGAACTATCGGACTCGTTGGAACTGAGGGTGGAACTGATACTCATGATGGTAAAGATCAGGGAACTGTCCAGAGATCAGGAACTGACTCCGGAACTATTGAATGGGATGAGGATGTCAGGATATCCGGTAATATCGGAGTCATGTCTACTCAGAATATGATCCAGCAGGAGAGAGATATAGCTCTCTTTAATCTGATGGATTATATCATCAACGATTTTAAACATGCATTTTGCATCATGAAATATTAATAATAGGAGGTAAAAATATGGCTTTATTTCACAAATACCCTTATACAGATATCCATGATCTTAATCTTGATTGGATATTGAAAGTAGTTAAGGAGATGAAAGATAAATTTGATAGTATTGATTTTGATTATATTTTCAATACTCTCACATCTCTCAATAATATCACTGCTCAGCATACTGAACTCATAGCTCAGATTCAGGGTGATATTGATTCTATAGGAGGTCAGATCCTCCAGCTCAGAGATGACCTTAACTCCGGATTAACTGATGTTAATGGTAGAATCGATGGGATCAGCTCATCATTGGATAGTCTCTCTAATACAGTGGCTACTAATACCAGTGACATCTCTGAGATAAAATCATCCATATCTGATATCCGAGATGATCTAGCTGATCTGGGAGGTATCACAAGTGAGGTCTCAGGATTGGAGTCAGAGGTTGATAACCTTGATACCAGAGTTACATCTTTGGAGTCAGCTGCTTTTGGTGATGTTTCAGTTTCTCCGGTTCCTAAAAACTTTGGTTGTTATTGCATCGATCCATCGAAAATGGATTATGAGATTATTCAGGATACAGTGACTCCGGATCCATCATGGGACTGGACTGTTATGATGGCTAGTAATCCTCTCTATCAGAACGGAAAGGAGCAGATCAGGTTTAGAGGAAATGAATATTATAATAAGTCTCATCTTATTATTAAGAATTTTATTCCTAAGATGCAGAATAGTGATCCTCTCACCCTTTTGTTCAAATTCAACTATACCTGGGATTATACTTCTAACTGTCAAGCTCTCAATACTTCTTTTGGAGCTCTGTTATCCGGAGTGGACTGTATAGCAGGAGGATCTACTAGTGTATGCATAGGAGGAGCTCGTCTGGTTCCATCTGTTGACAATCTTGATATCTATGATCTCTATCTCTCAGCTCAGTCTCTGAGCGGATCCGGTGCATGGATTGAAAATAGTGGTTTCTTCTTAAACTATGTTGCTATCCTGGGAGGAACCGGATATCTGGGAGACGGCAGGATCAATCTCGATGCAGGTGAGAAGTATTTTAATGCTTTCAATCTTAATACAGGATCGGGATCAGGTCCTTCTCAGGCTGATTTTGATGCTCTCGTTTCCAGAGTCTCTGATGCAGAGGATGACATTGATACTTTGGAGAGTGGTCTGTCTACTGCTCAGGGTAATATCAATACTATCAGCGGACAGATAACTACTATCAATAGTAAGGATGCATCTCAGGATAGTTCTATCTCCTCTCTGGGATCCAGAGTTACAGCTTTAGAGCAGAGTGAAAGTATTGAGTCCTGGGACCGCTGGCAGGATGTATATGATGAGGGATCAATAACTCCAAACAGTAGGATCATAGGTTTCCATATGGTCAAGATCGGAAAGATGGTATTTTTCGAGATAGCCGGATGTCACTTTAGAAATGATCAGAATCATAATACATCTACATTTATCCTGGGAACTATCAGATCAGGTCTCAGATCTAAGCTCGCTCCTAAGAATAATATCCCGGTCACATTCACCGGAGGAGTTTTCTATACTGATGGTAATCTTACCGGAATTGAGATGTCAGGTGATAGTGACTCTCAGTATTGTCCACTGGTCCCTAAAGCCAGAGGAGTATCAGTTATGACCATATACGGATCTGAGACTGCTACTCCATACACCTGGAGTGGTAGAGTTAATAAACCATACAGTATTAATATCAATATCTGTGACATGCCATATCAGACTGCTGAGCAGAGCATCACAAATAATGCTTTCATCGTAAGAGGTTCCTACCTTACTAACTGAGGTGAGCATGCTCGCATTGAAAAGGACCGGAGTTCTCCGGTCCTTTTCTTTATATGTATTAAATTATAATATCATTCATTAGATATAGGATGATCTTCATAATATTGTTCAACCTCATCCATAGCCTCACTGATATTATCAGCTGAACAATAGAACTCTCCATTTATCAATACATCAAAATGATCATATCTGGGAACTATCATATAATCGGATCCAATCATGTTTAACCTCCTATCAGATGCTGGAAAGCAATCTCGCATGATGCATTTTCAAACTTGATCTTATTCTTAAAATAATAATCTACCAGTCTCCTGTGACGGATCCTGAACTGATCCAGCTCAAAATCTGTAGTGTGATAGATCTCTACAAACTTGCCTCTCTTATATCTGGTCACATATAACACTCTGTTATTTTTTGATTTATAGATACAGAGATCTCCTACTATTACTTTAGGCTCAAAGTCCTGGAGGTTCATCGGTTTGATGTTACCTTTATAATATGAGGTAAATTCATTATTGATAGCCATTCTGGAATAGTCAGAGTTTGGATCACTCTTATAAGATACTGTTTGAGATTTCTTCTCAGAGATCGGAGAGTGCATAGGAAAGACCAGCCTGATACCTCTCTCAGGAAGATCTTTTAACTCCAGACCTCTCTCCTGCATATCTATGAGATGATCTATCAGGTTATACTCCATTAATACATCGTTTCCGATATCCTCAGAGTTAGCACATAGTATCAACCTCATTGGAGGCTCTCCAAAGAGCTCTCTATTTCTATTCAGAGTCTCATACATATGTTTTACTGCTATACCCTGAGCTCTCATTTTTCTCACATGTTTCTCCGGGATAAACTCATCATAGAATATTGCTTTATATCTTTTAGCATCCATACCTCTGACATCCGCAATAGTAGAAAGAGCTGAGACTAAAGCAATAGGATCATTACTCTCCGGATCTTTAGTGATCATTGAGACCTCATTGAGTTTCTTCTTTAGAAAGTAGTTAGTGTTATGATTTTCGTTGATAGATGTAAAAGGAAAGAGATCCGGATCTTTCATGAGATCGATCTCTTTTTGTTTAGTTCTGATATAAAAATAAGGGATTGGATGAGTTATAGTAAGATCCTCCAGGACTCCATATGATTTTCCGGTTCCTCTAGGTCCTACCATGACTATCATCCAAAACTGTTTAGGGCTCAATATCTTCTCTACATCTAACCATCCGTCCGGTAAATATATATTCATTTTTGCCTCCTATGGTAGAGCCTACCATCTCAGGCAGGGAGAGATGATAGGCTCAGTGAAGTGAATAAGGGAAGGAATTAATCAACCAAACCACACTGATAGAAGGTTCTACCATTTTTGGAGATATCCTCTATGATCTTGATAACACCTGTCCACTCGTCACCCGGTTCACCCAGCTGCTCAAGGATCCTCTCAAAGTCCTCAATAAAGGTCTTAGAGTTTGTAGCAAAAATACCCTGATCGGTATTGATAGCCAGGAGCTGGACCTCATTACCATTATTGTTAATGTCATCGTATCTGACATATGAGATGAGAGTAACCTCAAGATTAGCTCCGTCCTTGATCTTCTTAATAGATGGATCATTGACCATCTTATAGATCTCTTTCTTACTTAATCCTTCTGTAGCCTTGATAATTTCCATCGTTTTAACCTCCTATTAATTATTTTCGTTGGATGGACTATCCACTAACAAATTATTACCTTTTAAGACACTTGTCAACAACTCTCTACATTTTGTACACAAAATGTAATATTCATACGTTTTACCCAGAGTATAAACAGAATCATGAAAATATACATTTCTTGTAATTCTGATATAATGACCATCAATTTTTACTCTCTTATTCACTTGATCATTATAGACTGCCTCAATACCAGCGGACTCTCTGAAAGTAAAACCATCACGGAATAGATCAATACCTCCGGCTTTCTCTAATTCCTTAGAGCCTTTTTTCTTTCCTACTCCGGCACAGGTCAGTTTAACATGACCTTCTCTATCCTCAGATGCGTACTTTTTAGCTCCCTGAGAGATGAATTTGTGAGAGACGCCCTCATTCTCAAAGACTCCCATATAATGTGTCACTCCATGAGGATCTGTAGCATAGGCTCCATTTTTGATAGATCTCTCTATCCTGATCCTGTTATACTCAGTAAAATCAACCTCTCCCAGATGCTTGATTGAGTCAGTATCAACATAAATGCAGTCTGTAGGATTGACCAGCCTGATACCTTCCTGGAGGTCATATCTCGCCCAGGCAGTCACCCAGACACCCCACTGATAAGGGAGAAAACCTTTTTTAGAATATTTCTCAAGGATCTCCTCTCTGGTCTTACTATCATCCAGATACCACTCAGCCAGTTCTCCGGACTTAGGATCTACTCTGTCCTTTTGAAATAATAACATCTCTTTCATGTTGTCCTGGACCATGAGTCCATAGATGGAATTGAGTTTTGCTTTCTCTTTCATGTAGAAATTCTCCTGACCTTCCACATCCTTGAGCTCCGTCTTATTCCTATAATATTTGCAGACCAGTCTCACTATAGGTTTTGGTAGAGGTTTATATCTACTCATCCATACCTGATAGAAAAGAATCTGATCAAAATCATACTGCTGGAGGATGATAGCCAGGTCAACATCAGTTATTGTTATCTCCAGATATTCAGAATTTATGATCCTACCATTATCAATAACCATCCCGGGATCTGATGCTTTACATCCTCTACACTTTGCAATAGGAATATAAGGAAAACCCCACAATGGATCCTTGAGATGGATATTGCCTCTGATGATAACTCTCATGAGCAGAGCATAGTGATGATCGATTTTCTGCTTGATCTGATCCAGAGTTTGAACTCCAACCTCTCTCCATTTACTGCTAGGAAATTCTCGATTACACATCTCATCCGGATAGGAGCTACTCCTATCATCGGATCCAACCTCATAGCAGATTGCATCAGTCCAGTATCTGTTATTATGAGTATCTCCTCCTCTGAAAGCCTCATGTAAAGCTACAGATATCTCATAGTCCGGTTGAATACCTACCATATAAGAATGACATAGTTTTTCTCTTACTACCTTCTTAACATCTCTCCTGACAAAACCAGTGGATGTGATAGGTAAAGAATAATAATCATCATTCTCTATTGCTATAAAGCTCCTGAGAGCCTCATTCAAACCTATAACGTCATTGATACCATATTGGAGTTCTTTCTTTGAGAGTCTGGTCCATGGGTATCTGGTCTTTGTATAATCAAAATCATCTCCGGAGAGCTTTTTATGTTTCACATCCATCTTATATGTGAACTCTGCTAGACTCATATTTGTGAGAGCATAACTGCATCTGAACTCAAAGGAACTGTCAAAAACAAACTTGATTACTTTTCTGACATCCACTGCAAACAGATCCTTACTGTCTATATCCATGACTCCGGCAAGGAACTGAAACTCGTATGCAAGGTTATGAACAAAGATCATATATCTCTCATGAGGTTTGAGCTCAGCCTTGAGGAGCTTGAGAAGGCTCAGGAACTGAGACCAGGTGTGTCCCAGGATCACGATCTTATCATCTATAGCAAACTGCCAGAGATACATGAAAGCCTGTTTTAGAGGATGATATTGAGTAGTCTCTATATCAAAACTCATGATCACATCTCTATAGAGAGTCTTATCCTTATCCTTGCCTCTCCTACCTTGTTTTTTCTTGACCTGTGGTTTATTCCTCACATAATCCAGGATCTGAGTCTTATCCTTATTTGATAGAGAGTGAGAGTAAATCTGATGAACTACTAGCATATTGATCATAAACCTCATTAGCTATCTCTTTTGAACTCTTATTATTGAGATTATTATCCGGATCGTTGATGATTCCATTAACAATCTCTACTACCTCCTGCAGGACCTGATCAGAGTCATATAGTTTACTCTGGATCATGGACCTGACCTCCTCCATGACTTCTATAACCTTGTCAAAATTGCTTTCATTTACGTTATAACCATAACTCTGGAGAGTTTCGATCCTGGTATTTCTCAGCTCAGTCTGACCTCTGAGAGTAGATAGCGGATTGGATAGAAATCTGTTGATAGAGGTTAGAGCCTCCGGAAGTCCCTTGTCACTGATACTCTTTAATTTCTTGAATGTATCATTGTAATACTTATAGACCTCTGATCCTGAGTATCTGCTTTTAGCTAATCTCTGGAGACGTTTCTGAGCTACTGCTCTCAGCCTTGAGTATTCTTCTCTCATAGCTTTAATGTCTCCATTAAAAGCCTGTTTGATAGATTGAGGAGTGTAGTTAGGTTTACCATTGAATATGAAAGCCTCAGGCAGCTGAGTCAAACTAGCACTGGCTTTCCTACCTTTAGATTTTTTAGGAGCTACAAAACCCAGTTCAGTTAAAAACTCCTTTTTTAATTGAGATCTGACTTTGGAAACCTTTTCCTGAGTTTCCGATAAATGAGGATGAGCTTTCTTTTTAGCCTGAGATCTTTTATCACTTTTTGATTTTTTCATTCCGGATCTCTTAAATGGATCCGTTGATCTGGAGGCTTTTTTAACATCTTTGTTCAACCTCTGATATTTTGATGAGTTCTTTTTTCTACCTCTTGCCACTGTTATAATCCTCCATTTTCTTAACTGATATATGAATAACCAGATGATGGTTATAAGTACCCAGAGCATTATCCAGATGAGATCCTGACTCGATCATATAGATCTCTTTATTGAGATACTTCTCAGGGATATCCCAGTATCTCATAGGGTGATCATATTTGATATAGGATCCGGTATCTATATCAATCAATCTGATCTTCTGGAAGGTTCCTATAATTCCGGATGCGTTAAGTTCTTTCAGAGTCATAATCAAAATCCACTCTCCTCTCAGCTAAACTGCATAAACCTAAAATTTTTGTTCTAAAAAGTAGATATGCCTCTGGTGTTTCAAAAGCCTCTCTAACCTCTGAGGGTGTTACATTTATAACTATCTCATCATCACTTATTCTCTTTACTTTCATTGTCTGCCTCCTTACTTGTCAGCTATCATAGATAGAGACCTGGATATATCCATCAGAATAATGTTTCTAGTAATATCAGGATTAGCCATAGATACACTTAACTGATCAAGCATCCTGAGATTTTCCTCTACTCTATTCATTCTCATTACCTCCCACCTCATCATATAAACTCCTGATAGCCTCCCGGATGACATAGCTCCTGGATCTACCACTACAACATGACATATCCTCAAGGAGCTCCAGAGACTCCTGATCCAGGGATATAGTTATAACCTTGCTGGGACTGTTATCATTTCTCATTCAATTCACCTCCAAAGATAAGATCAAGAGCGATCTGACGATCATTCTCAAAGTCATGAGCTGCTATCTCCTGCTCGATGATAATGAGAGCTACAGTTAATCCTATAGACTCACCTGAGAGAATATTCTTACTGATAGGATAATCATTCTCCTCCGCCTCTGCCTGGACCTTGAGTCTCTCTGCCTGGATCCTTTTCTTGATCTGATCGATCCTCTCATAAATGTTTTTGTTATCCATAGTCTGGACCTCCTATATTTTATTCCGGATCACTTAGATCCAATTAGAGTGTATTACACCATAGAGACAATATCAACACATTTTGCAAAGTGTAACACACCTGTAACAATTCTGTAACATTTACCGGATGGGAAGGTGGATCATCCGCCTAATACCTTTGGATACCTC